TGCTCCAGGAGCTCCATAATTATTAAATCCTTGAGAATTGTCATTAAGAGATTCATCTGTGTTTGCGTTTACAATCTCTTCAGATACAAATAGACCTACTCTATAACTAGGTTTATTTGTATATTGATCTAATATTAACGATTCTTTATTTACATTTACAAAGTATCCACGTATAAAATATACTCCCTCTTCAATTTGAAATACTGATCCAGTTGCAGTTGCATCATTGGATAGTGTATTTGCAAAAGGTGTTCCTGGAGCAATAGTAGAATTTCCAAGTAATCCAGAACTAATGACCTGATTACATGTTAAAGATTCTCCATCAGAAAAAGTTTGAGTAGTATTATCTAATCTAGATGATCCTGAATATGCAACATAAAGAGTTACAGAACCTCTTTCAGAATCTTGAGATGCTAAAATATTATCAACAACTGCAGTAACTCCGGAAGTTTGACCAGTAATTGTTGTTCCAACTAATTGATCTACATATGCCTCAACAGGAACACCTTGAAAATTATTTGCCAATTGAACAGCATAATATAGTTGAGAATATCCAATATTACCGGGAATTACTTTTGCACCTTCTTTAAAAAAGTGTTGTCCAAATTTTTCTACTTGATTCTGTAGAATTGACTGTAAAGTACTTAGTTCTCTTGCCTGAACAGGATATCCAGGCTTAAAAAGTACTTTTTGGTAATCATTTGTGGGATCAAAATCATCAAAGTAGGGAGCTACGTTGAGGTTCGTTTGTTGTGGCATAATTCTTTAGAACTGCAAGATAACTTTTATGTCTTCTTTTTGATTTGACGATCTTGTTATAGATGGTCTATTATCTACGTATATAATATTTCCAGAATGCTGTCTTACCTCTGGAGAAGCAACACCGCTACTAAAATCCATTCCAAGATAATATGTACGATTATTTATCGTGGTTTTATTATCACTAAAAGTGTCATCAATACTCAATTGTAATCCAGTACTTGGAGTAATTGTAAGAGTTCCATCTCCAGATGGAGTTCCTGTAAATTGTTTAAGAGAGTATCCATATGTTGGATTTGTTTGACCAATTCCTGCTGTTGTAAATCCCGCAACAGATCGATCCTGCCACAGTTTTAAAACTCCCGTATTTGAGTCATAAGTAACAACTTTTCCTACAGCAGTCTGTCCAGTACCCACTGTTTGTGTAACAAAAGAATCTGCGGTGAAAGTTGCTGCACTGTAACCAACTCCAGTAAGTTTTAATGCAGTTACTGCACTTGCTTTGTCAATAGTTAAGAAAGATCCTCCTGCTGGAGAATTTGGATTTTCTATAATACCAATTCTTGAAAATTGGTTGCCCGTTATAAAGTCTGGATTTTCATTATCATTCTCAATTCTAGAATATAACAATACACTATATGCACCAAGTTCTCTATAAATGTCTGCACCATGACCACCTTGAGGAGTTATGATAACATCAAAATTTGGTCTTGTTGTTCCAACTGGAACTCCACCAGATTCAAAATCAACTGTTCCAAAAGTATACCCAGAACCCTGAGAAGATATATTAATAGTATCAACTTTTGAATCACCATCAATAGTAATAGTGCATTCTGCACCAGATCCATCCCCTTGAATAGGAACTCTAGTATATGTGCTGTTTGCTGTTCCTAATCCAACTCCACGATTTTTTATTGTTGCAATTTTGATAGATCCATCTACAGCATTTTCTCTAACTAAAGAAGTATCGTTACTAGTGCTCCAATTGTTAGGAACAGGTAAAAATTGTGTGGAGTCAAATTTAACAATGTCTGCTGGTTTAATAGTGTATAGATATTTCCAAATATATCCGTCACCACTGGTTCCAGCTGCTTTTGGTTCCAAATCAACAAATGTTGGTTCATCTAAGGAAGGTCTACCAAGTGTATTCTCTGGATTAGTTCCATTTTGGAGACAAATATAAACTCTATAATCACTATTTAAAACATAAAAATTTGAGTTATATAAATTAGTTGATCCAGAAACAGATGCAATATTAATTCTACTATAGTCATGTCGATACATGTCATAAGTAGTTCCTGAAGACCAAGTTCTTTTAGGAACAACCTGCCTAACATCGGTAGAATTGATTCTCTTAAGAGCAATCATTGAATCCCAATAATCATTCTCCTGATCAAAATTATCTTTTGGTGCAGGTGGAGAATCATTCCAGGTGGAAGAATAATCAGTTGGATTTGGAAGACCAACAAAAGAATAATAGGAATTACTTTGATTTGCAATTCCTGCAACAAAATTCTTTGCGTTTAATATTCTAACTTGATCAGTTATAATGGCAGCCATTTTGACAGACTTTTTTATTATTTATTACAGATAATCATGTGAATTTTTTAAACCTTATATACTTGGTTCTATAAAGTTTAGAAGAGGTTGATATTCCTGTTAATTCATTTGTTCCAATTCCAGATAAAGTATTTGCTGGATAAGAAAGTTGTTTAGTTCTTCCAGTTAAGATAACCTTACCCCAAGAATATTCACCAAGGAATTCAGCGGTTGATAATCCAGAAATTCCATTAGGATTGATATTAGTATTTACAGTTACTTTAACAACTGTTGTACTGATTCCAGAAATATTTTGAGTTATTAATTCTGAAGAGTTGACAACATATACATTATCAATAAATTCAGATCCAAGTCCAATTATTGTGGAATTATCTGTCCCAAGAGAAGTTATACTTGTAGTGGCTACTCCTAAATTGGAATTTCTTACGATAAAGTAATCTCCAGTGGATATTCCACTTAAAGTTACTGCAGTTCCTACTAAATCAGTATTTCTCATTTCGGAAGTAAATGGAATGTGAAGATGGAATATCATTCCCGTTGATCCAACACCTACAGATGTTGTTCCAAGTCCAACAACTACACCAGAATCACCAGAATATTGAGAATTTAATACATCATTTGTTTCAGTTTGTTTTACTGGTGGACCAATAAGAACTAATGGTGGGTTAGTTTGAGCGTATCCCCCGCCAGGATTGATAATAGTAACTCCAGTAACAACTCCATTGGTGATTGTTGATGTTGCTGTTGCTGTGGTAGACCCTATACCAATACTAACGTCTGGTGCCGTCGAATAACCAACTCCACCGTTGTTTATAGCAATTGAAGCAATCGTACCCGCAGTGGATACAATAGCAGTTGCAGAAGCACCTACAGTAGTCTCAGAGGACATTAATGTAATCTGCCTTCTATATGTTTCTCTGGCATTAGAATCAGCATTTTCATTATTGAGATCAAATAGAGGTCTTAGTCTATCAACATATATTACGGTTGATCCAATACCAACACTATTAATAATATTTGCTGTTGGATTAATAACTGGTTCATAGATTTCTCTATCTTTACCAACTTCTTGTCCATTGATAATTTTATCTTCAGTTTGTCTACACCAAGTAATAGGTCTTTCTAAAGTAGTATCTCTAGTTGTTCCTGGTCCAAAATATGGAAGAGTTTTAGATGAATTAACACTTGTAATTGTGCTTATTGTTCTAAGATTCTCTTGTAAATATGATTGTTGATTTCTATCTGGATCATAATTTAACTCAACGGAATCTCCATACTTTATTGTTTCAATAACTTCTCTATCAATGATATCCAGGTCATCTCCACTTCCTTTGTAAAAATTAATTTTAAGTGTGTCACCAATCTTTAAAGGTTCCGTAAATGTTATTTGAGTTCCACCATTAAAAATATAAGATGATCCTGGAATTTGAAGTATTCCATTAACAAAAACTAGAAGTAATTGATCAAGTTCAATCTTAGAACCTTTAGACTTGAGAATAGATATTGGAACTCCGGATCTTAATAATGGAAAGTCGATCCTAGTTCCATCAATATAATCGGATATATCATCAAGAGTTTCTATAACACCCAAAGACCAACCAGTAAATTCATCATTAATAACTTTTTGAATAGTTAATTCAAATTGATTTGATGATACAAAAGAAGAAGATGTTGGAATTCCTATAGATCCTCCAAAAGGTATCGTCAATATATTGCCATTACCATATCCATACCCAGTGTTTCTTATTTCAAAATCAATTACGCTAGATCCTTGCCCAAC